AAACTTCTTGAAATTAATAAAGATAAAGAATTAAGTGACTTAAATGCTCAAATTACTAAGGCTCAAAAATTAGGACAATCAACAAAAGAACTTTTTCAAGCAAAATATGAACTTGAAAAGTTTTATGATAATGAGAGTGAAAAGGTTCAAGCAGCAAAGGCTAAGGAAGATGCTGATAGAGCCAAAGATAACTATGATAAGTATAAATCTGGTGTTGGTAAAGAATTAAAAGCTTTAATTGATAGTGAAAAGGCAAAAATATCAGTTACTGAAGAAAATACAGGTGAGAGATTAAAAGCTGAATTAGCTTCAATAAATGCTATTGAAGCATTCCAAAAGAAAAATAGAAAGGCTTTAGAATTATCCGAGGCTCAACTTACTATTATTATACAAGAGAATATAGACAAGAGAGCTAAGCTTCAAGAAGACTTTGATAAAAAAGTTTTAGATGCTGCTAATAAAGTAAAATCTACACAAGCTGAATTAGATATATTAAGAGCGACAACAGAAGAACAAAGATTAAATGCTACAATTAGACAAGTTGAGGCTGAAAGAGATATAAAATTATCAAATTCTGAATTAACAGCAGATGAAATAACTAAAATTGAATTAGATGCATCAAATAAAATTGGAGAAATTAACACACAATTAACTGATTTAGAAGTTGCTAACAATCAAAAGAGATTAGATAGTGCAACTACGGTAGCAAATACAAAACTTTCACAAGCAGAATTTGATGCATCGAGAACAGAAGGAACATTTGAGGCAGAAGCAGCAGAGATTGAAAATATAAAGAACTTACAATTGGAAGCTTTAGAAGCTGAGAGACTTGCTAAATTAAATAATAAAGAACTCTCAGAGGCTGAAATAGCAGCAATTGAAGAAGAATATAGACAGCAAAAATTACAAGCGGAAGAGGCAGCAACTGAAAAAGTAAAGGAACTTAAACAACAAGAATTAGGAGCACAATTACAAATAGGAGCACAATCAATAAATGCTATATCTTCTTTAACAGATGCTGTCTTTAGTATTAGAAAGAGCGGTTTAGAAAAAGGTTCTGCTGAAGAACTAAAAGCTGCTAAGAAAGAGTTTGGGATTAAGAAAAAACTTAATATAGCTGCTGCTACTATATCAACTATACAAGGTGTGGTAAATTCTTTAACAGCACAAACCGTAATTCCAGAACCATTCGGAACTATACTTAAAGCGGTAAATGCCGTGGCAGTAGGAGCCGCAGGTGCTGCGAATATAGCAAAAATATCAGCATCTAAATTTGAAGGAGGAACACCACCAACAGGAAGTTTTCCAACACCAAGTGGCGGAGGTGATGTAGGAGGAGGTGGTGGTGGAGCAGCAACATTTTCACCAACACAATTCTTCGGATTAGGTCAAGGTTCGGCACAAGGTGGTGGAAACGGTGCTGGAGTAACAAAAGTATATGTAACAGAAACAGATATAACTAATACACAAAACAAAGTAAAAGTTATTGAGAATAGAGCCGTTGTTGGTTAAAAAATAAATAAATAAATTATGAATTTTACAAAAGGAAAATTAGCTAAAATTGATGAAGATAAACTACCAATATATGAAATAGTAGTTGATGATAATGATGAAACTGGTATATCACTTATTTCATTAGTAGATGAGCCAGCAATTATTATGAAAGGAATGACATTTAATCAAAATACAATGATGTCTTTTAAAGAGATAGATGATAAACAAATTATAGTTGGACCAGCTTTAATTCCAAATATGAGAATTTACAGAGAGGATGAAAAGTATGGTAGATACTTTGTTAAATTTACACCAGAAACTATTGAGAAGATGGTTGAGAAATTTAACAAATATGGTTCTAACAGAAAGATTAATATAGACCATTCAAATCAGATGGTAGATGCTTTTATTATGGAAGATTGGATTGTAGAAGATGAAGTTTATGATAAGAGTAGAAAATATGGATTTGAGGTTCCAAAAGGAACTTATATGATTAAAGTTAAAATAGAGAATAAAGATTTCTGGGAAAGAGAAGTAAAAGGTAATGGTAAATTTGGTTTTTCAATTGAAGGTTTATTAGGACAACAATTAGTTCAATTATCTTCTAAAAATATTGAAAAATATGGATTAGAACTATCAATAGATGACTTAGAAATGGATGATTTATTAAAGATTTTTAATTTAAGATAAAAAAGTTAAATTGAATTTTAGAAAAAACAATACTATATCTATTATAGTATATAAAAAAATAAATAATACAATGAATAAACAAGAGTTAATTGAGAAAATCAAGACACAATTGAAATCGTTAGTATCATCTGAGGTTAAATTCGCTGAACAAAAAGCCGGTGACAGATTAATCGTTACACCAGATGAAAACTTTATGATTAATTCGGAGGTATATTTGAGAGACGAAGAAGGAAATAATGTTCCTCTTTTAGATGGAGAATATATATTTGATGATGGTGTTAAGATAGTTGTAGAAGCTGGTAAAATTAAAGCAATGGTTGAACCAGAAGCAGAATTGGAAGATGAAGAAACTGATGACGTTCAAGTTGAAGAAACTGATGACGTTCAAGTTGATGCATCTGAAGATAACAAAGAAACACCAAAAGAAGATGCTATGGAGAAACTTATGGCTAAAATCAAAATGATTGAAGAAAAAGTTGAAGAAATGGCTAAGAAATTTGAAGAAGTTGAGAAGGAAAATGAGCAAATGAAACAAGAATTTTCTAAAATTGCTGAACAACCTTCAACATCTAAGATTGAAACAGCAGTAGCTGAATTTAAATCATTAGAAGAAAAAGCAAACTCTATTGGAGCTGTAGACATTATGGCTATCAGAGAGAAAGCAAGAAGAAACAATAGGTAATAAACCACAAAAAAATAAAATAATATAAAATGGCAACATTAAATTTAGGAAGTTTAACAAAATATACAGACCAATTGTCTGGTATTTTATTAAAAGAGGCAGTTTTAGTTGGTAACACTTTTGATTTTATTTCAGTTCAAACTGGAATTAAATACGCAGATAGTATTAACATATTAAATAACACTCTTATCGCAGCTGCAGGTGGCTGTGGAACAATTTCACCAACAGGTTCAACAACTCTTACACAAAGAGATATCACGGTTTGTCCTGTTAAAGTAGAAGAAAGTATCTGTGTAGACGAGTTTGAACAATATTGGGTAGGACAATTAGCAAAAGAAGGTTCTTACAATGAATTCGCACCAGAAGCATTCAATCAACTTTACTTAGCTAACAAAGTAGAAAAAGTAGGACAATTTGTAGAAGATATCTTCTGGAAAGGTTCATTATCATCTACTTATGGTGGTGGTAACTTGGCACTTTGTGACGGTATTTTACATATCCTTGAAAACACATCAGCAACAAACTCTGTAATCTCTACAACATTCTCAGGAGCATTCACAACAGCAAACGCATTAGATATCGTTGACGATATGATTGCTAACATACCAAATGATGTTTTAGATGCAAATGATTTAACACTTTTCGTTTCACACGCAAACTTTAGAGTATTAATGAACACATTGAGAAACAACAACTATTTCTTCGGATATGACGGAGTTACTGGTCACACATGGGTTCTTGATAACTACACTAACACTAATGTTAGAATTGTAGCAACAAGAGGTCTTAACGGAAGAAACGAAGCAGTTTTAACACCAGCTTCTAACTTATTCTTCGGAACAGACAGCTTCGGTGAAGCAAGAAATGGTGATGGTTTCCAATTCTGGTATGACATCAGAGATAACATCACTTACTTCAGAGCTAAACTTAAAGTTGGAGCTCAAGTAGCATTCCCTTCTTATGTAGTTATCAAAAACTCTTAATAAGTAGAATAGAAAAAATTAAAGTGGATGGGGTGAAACGTTGAGGAGTAGCCCCAGAAGCTTAGAAAAATTAATATAAATAAAATGAGTTGTGTATTAACAAACGGATATACTTTAGGATGTAGAGATAACATCGGTGGTATTCAGGAGGTTTATATCGGTGAATATAATGCTGACGCATTAGTTTATTCACTTACTGCTTCTAATGTTATAGATGCTTTCGCGGGAGCGACCGTATCATTCTATACATTTGAGCAGGAAATAGAAACAGGTTCCTATACCGAAAATGGAGTTTTTAGCACGGAGAATGGAACAGCCTTCTACGAACAAACGCTATCCATTACGCTTCATAAACTTGATGCTACTTTAAGAAATCAAATCTTATTGTTAGGTCAAGGTAAATGGAGAATTATAATCAAAGACCAAAGAGGTGTTTATCACCTTATGGGTTACCAAAATCCAATTAGAGTTTCGGCTTCTACACCAGGATTAGGTAAAGCATATGGTGACTTAAATGGTGCGGTTATTACTTTTATGGGTAAAGAACCAGAACCAGCTTACATCGTTGCATCTGCTGCGGCTTTAAGTGTAATTTCTTAAACAATATGTATTAAGTATAAAAAGGTTTTTCATATTCTTATTCTTACCTTTTTTCACCCTGTCGTTCTGATGGGGTTTTTTTTTATTTAATACTTTGGAAAAAATAACAAAGCGTCTATTATATAAAAAAAGATTTATTATGATAAAACTTAAAGAAGAATTTATTAATAAACTTATATATGTTACATTTGAGAATAGAAATGTGATGGGTAAATTTATAGATGAGAGACTATATCCACATATGTATAAGAAAGAACCTAAGTTTTTTGACTTAGTATGTGATAAATGTGAAGACATAAAATGTAAATGTAAGGAAGAAAAATCTAAAAAATCAAAAGAGACTGATGTTATATCTATCAACAACACAAAGCCACAAGGTGGTTCTGACATTATCAGAGAAGGTAATTAATCCGATTAATCCGTATTACACTTGGACTTTATCTAATAGAGATACTTTAGTTGAAACTATAATCTCTCCTGATAACTTTTCAACATCACCTTATTATGATAGCTTTACACTTTCAATAGGAACACCAGTTAGTCTTACATCATCTGTAGTGATGAATTTAACAGCAGGTGAGTATCACTATTCAGTTTATGAAATGGCGACGGCATATGACCTAAATATACAAAATTCAATAGGTTTAGTAGAAACTGGATTATTAATGATTACAGGAACATCAACACCTTTTATATCATTTACTGCATCAGAAGGATATACATTTACTGCTTTTGATAATTATTAAAAAAGAAAATAAAATAAATGGAACAAGAAGAAAAAAAGAAAATACAATTTGTAATCCACAATTTTAACACGTCTAATGCACCTCAATATGTAGAGAAAGCATCAAGAGCAGGTTATATCTTTTATGGGGAGGACAATTTATATCCTGATTATCTTATCTCTCTTATGAATAGAAGTGCTAAACACAACGCTATTCTTAAAAGAAAGGCAATGATGATTGGTGGAAATGGATGGGACTTAAATGGTTTAGATGGAATAGCAAATCAATTCTTAGCAAATCCTTATAATGAATTATCATTAAATGATATAGCTTTTAGAACATCTTATGATTTAGAATTATTCGGAGCTTTTGCTGTTGAGATAATTTATTCAAAAGATAGAAGTAAAATAGCAGAGTTAAATTATCTACCAGCAAATAAAGTAAGAGTATCTGATTGTAAAAAATATATTTATTATTCAGATGACTGGTCAAACACAAGAAAATATACACCAGTTAAGAAACCAATTTACAATCCAAAAAATCCAGTAGCATCACAAATACTTTATGTTAAAGAATATAGACCAGGTTCTGAGATTTACGGACAACCAGAATATCTACCATGTGTAAATTATATTGATTTAGAATATTCAATTTCTTTATTTCATAAAAATCAAGTTGATAATGGCTTCGCACCATCTATGACTATTACGTTCAATAATGGTATTCCATCTGATGATGAGATGAGAAATGTTATTAGACAATTACAATCAGATTACGAAGGTGCGACTAAAGCAGGAAAGGTAATGTTCCTATTCGCAGATGGAAAAGAAAATGCTCCTGAGATTACACCAGTTCAATTAGGTGATACAGATGAAAGATTTATTGAATTAAATAAAGAAATTACACAAGGAATTCTAACAGGACATTCAGTGACAAATCCAGGTATATTTGGTGTTAATACACCAGGAGAAATGGGGCAAAAAAGTATTATATTAGAAAGTTTGGAGATGTTTCAATCAATGTATATAAACCCAAAACAACAATTAGTAGAGGCTGTTTATAATAAACTACTAAGATTTAATGGTTCATCTTCAAAATTGGTGTTAAATAAATATAAATTAGATATAGAAAAAATAACTGAAGGCGATGGGAATGGACTATAAATTATTCATAACAAGCAACTATGTGTTTAAAATGAGTGTTATTGAAAGCAATGTTGATGTTGATTTGATACAAAAATTCATTTGGAAAGCACAAGACCTTAATATACAATCAGTATTAGGTCAAAACTTATATCAAAAAATGATAAATGACTGCCCAAATTACACAGGTTTTTATCAACAACTTATGATACAATATATACAACCAGCATTATGTGAATGGGTTGTATATCACTCACTTCCATTTATTAACTTTAAATTAACAAATAAAGCTGTTTCACAAAAGTCATCTGATAATTCACAACCATCAGGTATTGATGATATAAAGTGGTTAAGAAGTCAGGTTATGAATAATGCTGAATTCTATAGTGAAAGAATGAGGGATTTTATTAAGAATAATCCTAATGAATTTCCTGAATTTTATCAAAATAATTTATCATTTAGTATTAAACCTAATGTATCTAATTACTTTTCAGGTATTGCTACCAGTGGTAGAAGATTTAAAGGACCTTTACCTCCACTTGGTAATATAGACCCTTGTGATTTTTGTGATTAAAAAATATAATCTATTTATGAATAAGAAAAAACGAGGTAATTATAAAACTAAAAATGTTATTCTACTATCAAAGGTCATTAAAGATAAAGATGTTGAGGTAGAAAAAGAAAAAAAGAACACTACGAAAGATGGAAATGTTTAATTTATTAACCTTAATTGGTGGATTGATGTTAGGTATAATATCATTTTTTCTTAAAAAAACAATGGATGAACTTAAAGAGGTTAAAGATGT